CCCACTTCTCCGCGTTGCGAGCAGCCTCGCGTCGCATCGTCGTGGTGTTCTTCACGTGCTTGTAAACGATCCACGCAGCCTTGATCGATTCGACGATGTGAATCGATGCGCGGGTATGCCACTGCCGCGGCCAGTCGCCGGTGGTCTTGCAGTTGTCGCCGCCGTCGAAATGGTACGGGGTCCCCTCGAACTTCACGATCGGCTCGACGTTCACGTCTGCCAGCCGGTCGCGCTTGCCGGCGTCCATGACCTCGTCGAAGAACTGCAACCCCACGACCATCGGCAGGATCCCCTGGTCGTTGTCCAGGCCCGCCGCCGAGGTGTATAGGCCGTCGGGGTGTTGGCGGTCGTTGCCGATGAACCTCGCCATCTTCAACATGCTCGGCTCGACGTACAGCAAGCTGTCGTCGTCGGCGTCGACGTACTGATTCGAGGGGGTGTAGATCGCGGCGTCCGGGTTGGCGATCGCCGGCCACGGCCAGCACGGCGGCGCCGCGAACTCGGTGAGCCCGAACGTGTTCGACTGCGCCCACGTGACCATGAGGTCGGCGGTGTTTACGGAGTCGTTCGGAGAGTCCGGCGTCGGGTGCAACCCGTAGCAGTCATTCCCCCTCGACTCGGTGTAGGTGTTGATCGCCGCGTGGACCGCCGTGCTCGCCCGGTACGGGATCGCGTACAGCCTGAGGGTTTCGAGGGTGTCGAACGAGTAGAGCCCCGTTGCGCCGGCCGAGCTTCCGATGAAGTCGTTATCGTCCAGCGAGGTGAGGCCGTCGTCGCCTCCGGCGAGAGGACCGGTCGTCCCGCTCGCGGGCTTGGCGTCCGACCATGGCGCACCGACTCCCTGATCGGTGACCGCGATCAGGTCCGACCCGATCCCGGCCGCGTTGATCACCGTCTCGACGTAGCGCAAAGCCGAGGTGTCCATCGTGACGTTCTTGAACACCTCCTGCGCGACGCTGTCCTTCATCACCGACAGGTCGAAGTAATCGGCGTTGCCGTTGCTCGCGGTGGCGATCAGGATCTCCAAATCGTGCGCATAGGTGCCGGGGGTTTTGCCGTCGACCTTGAGGGTGTTCTGCGCCGCGGCGTCCGAGCCGGAGTGCAGCACGTTGTCGATCCCGAGGATGGTTGACAGATCCGGCGACCCGGCGCCGATCTGCAAGGTCGCGGTGGCGCCGGTTGCCACGGTGGCGATCGTGATCGTGTCGTCCCCGTTCACGGTCACAGCGACGTTGCCGTCAGCGGCCTCGATGATCGTCTCCAACTCGGCCGGGGTGGCGGCCGATGCGTCGACGACGTTGCCCGTTCCGCTGTGCACCGCCGGTGCCAACCCCAGCAGCACGGCGAGGTCGGGGGCCCCCGCGGCGAAGGTCAGCGTGGCGCCGGAACCGTGCTGATCGGTTTCGACGGTCAGCTGCCCGCCAACGTCCTTCGCGGCACCGCCGAGCAGCTGTCCGTTGATCAGGTTTATCATGTCCAGCAACGACACCTCGCCGCCGGCCGCGGTGATCGTCTGCGGCCCGTTGCCGTCGCCGGTGTCGATCGTCATGTTCTCGCCACCGGCTAGTGGGGCGATCGGGAACACGACGAAGCTCGAGAACGCGGCCGGGGCGTAGGTAATCTGCGCGCTGTTCGGACCGCCGAGGTTGGTCGTGATGTCCATGTCCGGCGCCGCGGGAAGCAGGTTCCATGGCCCGGCGATCGTACCGTCGACCGACGCGGCAGACGCGAACGCCCCTGCGGTGTCGAGCATGAGCGTCGCCGCGACCGCGGTGAAGCTGTTCGGGTCGGTGATGTCGGTGTAGTGACAGGTCCGCGTCACGTAAAGCTCGGCGCCGGGTGCGAGGGCGTAGAACGCCTCCATGAGGTGGGCCAGCGTGCCCTCCTCGGTGATGCCGCCGAATGTCCGTTTGAAAGATTCCGCCGAGGTGACCGCGGTCCGCTGCCCGACCGGGCCCCGCTCGGTAATCGCCACCACCCCGCCTTGACTCGTCGGCAGGCCGGTAACGTTGCGCGTACCCTGCCGGAATTTCGAAGTGACTCTTGATCGTCCGGTTGCCATGCTCTCCTCCGTTGCCCGTCAGGGGGCCGCTTTCTTCGACCCTAGCAGGAACCAAGCCCCCGCGTCTAGTCTTTGATCTCTATAGCGATAGCCCCTCGTCCTCGACCTTTGGTGAATCAGGATCGGACACCGTCCACCCGCGCTCGATGATAGCAAGCTCCGCGCCGGAGATGTCGATCCCCTTGATCATCGCCGTGCACCTGAAGTTCGTGAGCCCGTCGAGGTTCGGCCCGATGTCGAAAACGGGGTGTCCGTCGGGGGGCATATCAAGCTCCCATTGCCAGGGCTCTCCGTTCACCTCGAGCGTGACCCACGGCAGATCGTGGAACATCTGCACAACCGCCGTCGAGAGGTTCAGTAGCTCGGCCGGGTGTTCGGCGTTCGACCACACGTCCAGCACGAACTCGAAAATCACGCACCGCTCGCGCTGGTTTCGGATGTACTGGTCAGCCTCGGTGGGGTGGTCCTCCGGGGTGGCCTCTTGGATCCACCGGTCGCGGTCCTCCTCCCACGTCGGCCCCTGCAACCGCACCAACGGCAGCCCCTTCGCTTGCAGGTATTCGAGCAAGTCCTCCGGGGTCGAGTCATAATCCCGGTGCATGGTCCACCAAGTATTTCGGTGGATATGGCGCCGGAGCATCTCGATAAACTCGCGGATTACCTGCTCGGCTTGGCCCGTCTGTTGGAGATCCACCCGGCGGAACTCGTACCCGCCGGCGAGCGTCGCCTCCTCGCCCACGATCGGATCGCCGTTGTCGTCGAGGTTCACCACCCGCAGATCGACCGCGGCCGGGAGCGCGTCGACCACTTTCTGCTCGCCGTCCACCGTCTGCTTAGTCTGGTAGTCGCCGGTGTAGGTCGGAGCTTTCGCGTGGATCAGAGAGTCGGTGACGGTGGCGGCGAACGGCGCCCGGTCGTCCCCGAAGTAGACCGCCACCGTTTGCTGCTCCTCGCCGCCGAGGTATCCGTCCGGCGGGGTCGGCACCGTGCGGAAGTTCGTGCCCGCGATCTCAATCACTTCGCCGCCGCGGGTCAGCCCGCCGTCCGGCGTGGCGCTGCTCACTGTCGGTGTCGCCATGCTAGAAGCCTCCCGTCGATAGCACCCGCTGGATCTCTCGGTCGAAGCGTTCGTCCGCCTCCTCGCGCCACAACTCATAGCCCGGTCGCAGGAACGGACGCGCCGGGACCTCGCGGCGCAGGATCTGCCCCTCGCGCCACGGCACTCTGAGGATCCCCATGTGCACCAAGAATTTCGAGAACTTGTGCATTTTTCGAGTGACGCGGACGGTGTACTTTCCGGTCCCGTACTCATGGACCCGAGCGAGGTCGACCATGTCCTTTCCGCCGCGGTTGCCCCGCGTGCCGCGGTGGACTCCGACGGTGTACGCCATGCCGTCCTGACCTGCGTCCTGTACGTTGATCGAAGCGAGCAGGTCCCCGGAATCGATCAGGGCCTTGGAGGATCCGGTCCCCAACCGCCCGCGCCGCTTGCCGGAGTCGCCCCCCTTGCCGAGCCGGCGCAGCTGCATCGTCATAGCGGACAACGGGCGGATCTGGTTCCCGCCCGGGGCTTGCATCTTCAACCCCTCAACCATGGTTCGTCTGCACAAATTGGCTTCACGTTCGACCGCCCGCCGGACGCCGTTCTTTACCTTCAGCTTCCATCGTTGGAGAGCCATCGCGCCGGCCAGTAGACCGCGCGGCCTGATCATGATCTGCGTCACGCCGGCCCCTTGTCCGGTCGGGCGCAGTGCAGGTAGAACAGGTTGAACCTCGGCCGCCGGAGGCTGAGCCCGTGGCCCGACCGCTCGACCCGTTCGACGAACACCGGATCGTCGACCGAGAACTCCTCCTCGATTTCGCCCTCGCGGTTGCGGATCCGAACGATCCGATCGCCGCGTTTCAGCATCGGCGTTCCGTCCCCCCTGACCAGCCCCGCGGCGACCACGTTGCGCCGGTCCAACGTCAGCACAAGCTCGACGACAGTCTGCCCGCCGGCGGCGTTCAAACTGATCTGGCCCCAGTTCCCCCGGTCAACCTGGCAGGGGAGGGTCACCAGCGGGTGCTCACGCCTCGCGCTTTGCCCTTCCTGCGTGTTGCCGGGTACCCGCCGCAACCCTCCGAAAACGTCGTCGTAGGGGTCCTCTGCGAGCGTCTCAGGGAAGTCTAGGATCGCGTTCGCCGCCCCGCCGGTGATCTCTATGCTGCCCCCCTCCACCGTGTTGGTGCTAACGATCACCGCCCCGGACTCGGTGACGTAGGCGGTGCCCCCGGTCAGCCCCCCGGCGATGATCGCAGCTGCAACCTCGTCGGCGGTGGCGTTCGACGGGGCGGCCATGCCGGCGACCGCGATCGTGACAGTCTGAGCCCCGCCGTCCACCTCAAGCTCGAGGTCGACGTCGCCCCCGGAGAAGTCGAAGGGTGCGGTGGCGTCCGACGCGACCGACGCCGCCGCGGAGAGGGACGACGCGAGGCGCCGGATCTCGACCGTGAACCGCTCGATCAGCCAGGATGCCACCATTAGATCGCCTCCACTCCGAACGTCAGCCGGAACCCTTCGAGTACCTCATGGACAGCGGGATCGATAGCGAACGACCCGCCCGCCGCGGTGGCCGATCCCGACTCGAAATACTCGACCTCTTGGTCCCTGGTCTTGAGCCGTTTCAACCGGGACGACGCCACCGCCTCCTCTGCCTCGGCGGACGCCATGCCGGCCGCACGGTCGACCACCAACTTGCGAGCGGCCCACCGGATCAGGTCCGGCGTCTCACCGTACTCGATCGGGGTCTGCGAGTCGGTGTCGGTGTCGCCGGCGACGGCGCCCGGCGGTAGCTCGGTGTAGCCCCAGATCCCCACCACCTCGATATTCTGTGTCCCCTTTTCGAAGTAGCTCCACGTGACCCGCCGCTCTCCTTCGTCGTCATAGAGGATGTCGTCCGAAATCATGATCTTCGGTGACGCCCGGTCGTCGATCTGCTCGGCGCGAAGGTGGCGGTTGTAGACCACCAGCGAAGTCCGCGGGACCTCGGTTCCGTCGACGTACACTCCGATCAGAGCGATGAGGGGCACGTCGCCGAGGAGCAGCATGTCGCCCCGGCCGACACCGTCGAACCGTTTCCGAGCGAACCGCGGCGTGAAGTACCTGCGAGTGTACCGATCGATATAGGCGTTCGCCGCGGTGATCGCGCGCTCGACTGCGTCGCTGTCCGCGTCGTCCTGCGTCATCCCCTCGGCCCGGATCTCACCGAGAGAGCAGTAGCCGTCGAGGTCGATCTCTGCGATGGTCTGCGGCGAGCCGTTGTCGTTCCCGTCGGCGTCGTAGAACTGGACCCGGTACAGGTACGAGCGATGTCCGCGGGGGTCAGCGTACACGTACCGCTCGACCTCGGTCACCAACGGGATCCGCGTGGTCGACCGGCTGATCTCCGTCCAGCTTGTGCCGTTGTCGGTGCTGCGCTCGATGCGTTGTTCGGTGTACCCGGCGTCGTAGATCGTGGTGAGGTTCTCGACCTCCCACGCCAGCCTGAGCGGGGTCACCACCGCCTCGCCTTGGATCGGCTCTGCCTTCTCCCCTTCGGCGAGGGTGTCGGTGTTGAACAACGCAACGCAGTACCAATAGGTCAGGTCGCCCGCGGTGTCGTCGTATAGGTAGCTCTCCTGCCCCTCGACGAGAGGGATCCGCGTCGCCGGCGTCGTGATCTCCGTCCACGCCCCGCCGGGCCCGGTGGTGGACCGGTACACCTTCTGCGTGTTGTAGAGAGTCAGCATGTTTTCTAGCTCTGGGACTTCCCACCGGAGCTTGATTACGGTCGCCATCGGGTCACCTCACCTTTGTCATGCGGGGCCGCAGGGGCACCGGCCGCCGCGGCGCCTTCGGTCGCGGCGCCTTGCCGCTCTGCATCTCGACCGATCCTACCACAGCTGCGCTCGAAGCTTTGGGGCGCAGCTGCTTCGCGGACGTGGGCTCGGGTTCAGCGGGCGCCGACGCGGACTGCATACGGACCACCGCCGATCCGACCGACACCACCGCCGGGCGTAGCCGGGCAGAAGCAGAGGCCAGCTGCGGCGCAGGACAGGACGCAGCTCTCATCGCCGCCGCGAGGTCCGCCCGCAACCTCTGAACCCGCGGCCTCGGCTCGATTGCATGCCGTACCGCCGGGATCAAGTCGCGGACCCGGGTCATCACCGGGGGCAGTCCTTCCAGTTGCGCGCCGAAGCCGAGCGGCACACGCCAGAACGTGACCGCCCGGACCCGGTTCGCCAGCCCGCCACCGATCACTCTGAGCCGGCGGGCGTTAAGCATCGGGCACCTTCACGAATCCGGTTTGCGAGGTCCACGTGAAAGATCCCTTGGTCGCCACCACCTCGAGCATATAGGGCACGTGTGGATCGAAGTCCCCGCTAGGCTCGACGAACTCGAACACACCCTGCGGCGACATCGCCGCGGCGAGCTTGATCCCGAGGTCCTTCTTCTCGGTGCCGTCCGGTTCGTAGACTTTCGCCGCCACCTGATCGAGGTCGGTCCGCGGTTGGCCCTCGTCCTCGAACCAGACCGCGAACCGACAGTTCGTGGCGTTGTCAGAGAGCGAGGCGTCGACCTTGGTGAAGGTCCGGCGGACGACGTGCTCACCGGCCCACACGTCCTTGCTGAAATCGATCAGAACCTCGACCAACCAAAGCCCCACGTCGCTCGGGGTGTAGGTCACCGCGTACTCGCCTGACGTCCCGTCCTCGGTGATCGTCACCGGGTACCCGGATTGCTCGACGCCGTCGTGCCACACCGTCACGGAGAGGTCGCCGCCACCGACTGTCAGCCCCGACCGCTTGGTGTATCCGTCGGTTTCGTAGGCCGGGAATTGGTCGACGACCCCGGCCCCGTATGCGACGCTCAGGCTCACGACTCAGCCCCCGTATCGGGTGACCGGGCAGCTGACCTTGTGGTAGGCCGGGTGCGCCCGGAACAGCCGGCGTAGGTCGCCGGGTGAAGTGTTCGGCGGGTCGATGCTATCGGACCCCGGCGCCGCGGCGTTACGGAGGACCACCGCAGCTGCCTCAGAGCAGAACAGCCGCTTGGCAGAGTGTGACGCGCCGTCGATCGACATGCCGAACAGTCGACGCACCACCAGACGCACCAGACCGCTCAAGAGTCCCCGCCAATCGTAGCCCGCCCCAATCCATCGGCGCATGCCAGCGAGCCCGTGGAGGAGGTCCTCGTCGCACCTCCAACACTCGAGGTAATCGACCCGGGTCAGCCGGGAGGGCGGGATCAATTGCACGCCGTTCTCGTTGATCTCGACAGCGAACCAACCCCACACGTCGGACCGGTAGAGCAAGAAGGTGTGATTGACCCTCGACCGCGAGGCCCACCGGATGATCCGCCCGTACCACGCATCGGAGGCGGACAGGCAGATCAGGACTTTCGGATCGTCGATCACTAGCTCGGCTCCGTATAAACCGCGATGTCCGGGTAGCGGACCTTGACCGCCTCGGCGTCGGCCCCGCCTTCCTGCTTGAAGGGTTGGTGGTCCTCGATCTTAAGCACCATCTTGGTGAGCCGGCCGGGGCCCGGCGTCGACCACAGGACGAGGGGCTCTTGGAACTCGTAGGAGTGCGCCCAGATCGGCGAGGTGTAGTCGCCGTTGCCGGTGACGTCGAGCACCTCGAAATCGGGACACCGGTCGATGAAGTCAGCCTTGCTTGCGTAGACCGTCTCGCCCACCTTCAACTCGCCGGCCCAATACTCCACGATCAACGCGGCGTGGAGTTTTGCGTGCGCGCTGTACCTGATCCGCACCGAATGGATCGCGTAGGCTTTCCCCTCGGGAGGCTCAAGCTCGAACGTGCTATCGTAGTCGTTCGGCGGATCGACCCAGCCCCCCTCCGGCTTGCGTTGCCACGTGTCCGGGTCG